CTACCCTACTGTGGACACAGTGTGGACACTCTGGGAGTCAACGCCACCACGTAGCGGATTGAGTGAAACAGCATCCTGAAGATACTCCGGGGCAAAGTGCGCATAGACCATTGTCTGCTCTATGCGTGAATGTCCCAGTATTCTCTGCAAGGTGATGATACTCCCGCCGTTAATCATAAAGTGGGTAGCAAAACTGTGACGCAATGCGTGAGTTGCTTGCCCGTCCGGTAGATCTGGTTTTACATCTTTCATTGTTCGCCTGAACTTCGGGTATGAGGCATCAGGGAACAGATAACCCTTACCCGCAATCATTACAGCTACTTCCTCAGAGATAGGGACAGTACGCGGTTTGTTCGTCTTTGTTTTAACGAACGTTACCCGATTCTGTATTACGTTTTCAGCTTTCAGTTTCGCAGCTTCACCCCATCGAGCGCCGGTACTTAAACAGAGAATCGCGATTTTCTTGTTGTCCCCGTCAAGATTGGCAAGCAACAATGTTATTTCTTCCTGCGTCAGATAGCCGGTTTCTGGTTTCTGCTCCTTGAGCTTTTTCATCCCTCTGAAAGGATGTTCACCAAAGAATAATTCCGCATCAATTAGCGCAGTAAACATACCACTCAGGCAGGTAAGGTCGCGGTTTATACTGGCCGGTTTTATGCCTTGCCCTCTGCGAGTCATGCTGTACTGGCTAATAAGCGCTTTGGTTATCTGGAATGCGCAAGGGTCATCAGTGATCCGGGTAAAGATTTCAATCTTACCTAAGTTGGATTTTCCGTGTTCTTCATGCTTGCCTTTCAGAGCCCACCAGACTTTTGTTAATTCAGACAGATGCCGTTTATCTGTCGGTTTAGCCAGCCATTCTTTATCGTGATGGTTGTATTGAGTGTGTTTCTCAAAAGCTACAGCCTCACTTTTCTTGTCAAATTTCCTGCGGATGCGCTTTCCGTTGCGCCCTGCAGGTCTGATGTCCACTTCATAACGACCATCATCGAGTTTCTTAATTGTCATAAGACCCCCAAATGAATGGTGCTAAGTTGCGTTTTCTTTGCTGCTGTTAATTTTCCCTTGCACTTAGATTTCACAAACTTGTTGTGCTTGTCGTATTTGGCAACAAGTAAACAAATTTTGTAATAAAGATGCGCCTGGTGAATAGTTAACCAATCTTTTGGTCTGAGTGCTGCGATGTTGTTACATCTTGCCCAAAGTGTGCGAGGGCCGGTGCTATCTGACCGGCTTCGGGAGCAACCTGATCGGTCATAAACCACAACGTGTATTTGCTAAATCTGGGGTGCTGGAGAATTTTCATCGTTACGTCAGTGGGTGGCGTAGTTCTTCCGCTCTCATAATAAGTTAGAGAACTGTAAGGAACTCCTGTTATTTCAGCGAATTGCTTCCGGTTTAGTCGCTCAGACTCACGAACTAACGCTAGTTTTTCGCTTATGGGCGTTGACATGTTATCAAGATCCTCTAATATTATCGAAACTCTCTAATGTGGTTTTAGATGTTGTCAGTGTGCATCAAAGCCCATTAAAGAACTTTGAAACCCATTGGTTAGATCTAGATACGAGGTTAGCAGATGAGCAAACAAGTTGTCAGTATTAGTGATGCTGTCCCGTACCAGGAGTTTGCAAAACTGATCGGCAAAACACCGGCAGCAGTAAGGGGAATGATTGAAAAAGGAAAGCTACCCGTAGTTGAGATGACCGATCCGCAATCAACTTCTGGGCGGGCAGGTGAGTACTGGATCTACCTCCCAGCCTGGAACAACGGCATGAAGCTTGCCTATGAGAGCCGCCCGAAGGAAATCAGGGAAGGGTGGTTAATGTGGTTGGGTTTGGGGAATCCGTCATGAGTAAAAAATATACCGAGACTCATGTAATCCGTTATTACCACAACGGAGTTCACGCTGGAAATATCAAGCTTAGTGTCGATGTGGATAGTTGGGGAATGAATGCGGATGAACACTCGAAAGTAATCAAAGAAGAAATTATCAAGATGGTTTCTTCACGTAATTATGAACACATAACCAATTTTGGGACTGTCTCAATCCTTACCCCCCATCCCTTAACTAATGAACAAATTAAGGAATGGACGGCTATTTCTGGTAAGGATGGCGCTTAATGCTGTATGCCGCCTGCAAAGAAAACGTAAAACTTTTCGCCTGCGGTGAGGGAGCGAATGCGTGCGTCTGTTCCTTCAATATTGGTTGCGGTAGCAATATCAGCTTTTATGTGTGCGGCCTTTTTCAGAGCGCCAGGAGCAGGGGAATCATTATCAATACTGTCGTCCAGCCGACGCATGTATTCATTGACACTCATGTCACCAATAGCAGAAATCATTTTCTCATAACGTCGGGCCTGCTCTTTTGCCTTACCGGCAATTTCGCCCGGCTTGTAGATAAACAAGTAAGTAGTAAGAACGGCCATCAACAACCCAACGGGGAAGAGGTTTGCAATATCAGCCATTACCGTGGTGCTGAGAAGCACCTGAATAAAGCTGATCAGGTTAAAGATATTCCGGTGAAAAGTTGCCGTCATATCTTCCAGAGCGTGAAAGTAATAGAGATCGTGAATCTGTTCGCCGTTGAGTTGTTGAGTCATAGCTTAATCCTTTTTACTGGAGTCTCCGCCATTGGGAGGCTGTTGCGGTTGTTGCTGTCGCGGCTGGTATTTAACGTGGAAGTCTTCCGTTTTTACATTCCGCACAACATGTGTTTTTACGCGCGATTCATTCTGGTCGCTCATAAGTATTCCTCTGTGTTGGTGATTGTTATGCCTGATCCACTCTCCAAAGTTTCACAGGCATAGCGATGTTATCACAGGAAACACGCGCCGGGCGTGAGGTTATATCCCGGCACTTTTTCAATATGACGGAGATCAATATGGACTTAACACAATGCCCCTCACTTGCCAGCCTGCTCATCCACGGCCAGCAGATTACCCACCGTCAGCATCAACGCGGCTGGATTGAAACCCCGGACGGGCGGTTCTTCCAGCCTAAAGCGGCAGATGTTCAATTTGTTAAAAACTGCCGTGTACCATTTATGTCGCGACCGCGTAATAAGCGCCGCTGGTTTTCCCGCTTAATGGGCATCTTCGCGTAGTGCGGGGAGGTGGTTGTGTTGATGGATAAGACAGGACAACAGCCAGGCCGCCGCCAGTTCTTAGAGCAACGGGCGCGACTGCAAGCCAGTTTGAACACCTCACGCGTGAACGACACTGCAACCCGTTTTAACCGCCTGGATCATGCCTGTAAAAAGGTGATTTTCATCCTGGCAAACGATGCGTCCAGATACATAGCCGGAATGCCGAAGCTGACCGCTAAACAGTTGGGTTGCACTTACGAAAATCTAACCGAAAAGGAGCAAACGTGCCTTTTGATGGGCATTAAGCGCCTTTCCGAATTTGCAGCATCAATGCCGTGGGAATTCGAGGACTACGCCGCACCACGCGCCGAAATTCAGGCGATACGCGACAAACCACCCACGCCAGATAACGCAGTCAATTAACAACTAAATACCCACAAAAAAGAAACAGGCGCTAACGCGTCGGGCTTCTTGCACCCTGGAGAAAGTAAAAATGATTCGATCTCTCGTTAAATGGCCCGGTGGTAAAGGCCGCGTTATGCCTGATTTGCTACCGATTCTGCCGAAAGCCGATTGCCTGGTGGAACCGTTTGTCGGCGGTGCTTCTGTTTTCCTCAATACTGAATATCGCCGTTATATCCTGGGTGATATCAACCCAGATTTAATTAACCTGTATCGCCAGATAGCCCGCTGGCCTGATGTGGTGATCGATTATGCCCGCTATCTGTTTAAGGCTTATGGTGACAAGGACGGCTATCAATGGGTCCGTGGTGACTTCAACGACCGCGCCCATGACATTCTGTCATCGCGCAATGTGTTCGAAAACGGCCCAGATACTGGCAAGATTGTTCGTGCAGCACAATTTCTTTACCTAAACCGTCACGGATATAACGGCGTAGTGCGCTACAACCAACAGGGCGGATATAACGTTCCCTTTGGAAGACACAAAACCCCGCCTTACTTCCCGGAAGAACAGATCCGTTTATTCTCTGAAAAAGCTAACGACACGAAAGCCATTTTCGTGTGCTGCGATTTCCAGAGCACGTTAAAAATCATGATTGGTAGTGACGCGGTTATCTACTGCGATCCGCCATACCTGCCAGCAAGCGACACCGCTAATTTCACCCAATACCACACCGCCCCGTTTGGCATTAAAGAGCATCGCCAGTTAGCTGCCGTCCTGCTGGATACTAACCGCCTTACTGGTTCGCCGGTGATCCTGTCCAATAGCGACACCCCAGCTACCCGCGAGATTTATCGCGCTTTCAACTTCCAGGAAATCAGCGTTAACCGTTCTGTCAGCGCGAACGCCATTACCCGAGGGGCCGCCAGTGAGGTGATCGGTATTCTCAAGGTTGCGACTTCTACGGGCATATGTGAATGACTAACGCTTTCGCATGGCCTTGGAACGCACCGCGTCCAGCTGTTGGCCCGTACATCTATGAACCGAAAAAAATCGCCCCGCTTGCTGGGGCGGTGGCGCATCATCCTGCCGTAAAAAAACATATCGATCACATCTTCAAACGTGCCGGTTACAACCCCGCCGAAGTTCGCGACCGTGATGCGCTCATCCAGGCGCTGGACAGGTACGAACCATGCGGCCTGCCACTGGCCGCCCATCAAAATATAATCCGGCAAGAAATGGAAGCCGCTAAAGCCACGGCGGCAGCCTGGGCCAATACGCCAGAAGGTGTCGAAGCACGTTTATTATCAGAGCCGTTCTTCATTCGTGAAGTCTGGCGTAAAAAAATTGAGTGGTTACGGGTCAACCGTGAAACCAGACACACCAATGATTTTCTTATGGGGACAGTGAAAAAATCATTGCTGCGTCTTGATGTTGTGCTCACAAGGCAAGGTGTTTCGCCTGATATCACCGGCGAACTGGCCGCGTACTGGTTCGGGCGCTGGCAACGGCTGGCTGATTTCACAAAGCGGGAAGCACTAAGCGCCGCTAATGAGATCGCCAGCCGCATGGCTGAAATGCTGGGGACGGAATGCGAAGCCCTGGGACAGAATGTTTCCGACATGAACGTCGAAGAACTGGACTGGCTTTATTGTCATCTGGGCCGCGAAATGCTGGCGCTTCGCATTGTGCCGCCTGCATGGTATGCGCCGTGGGAACGTGATCGGATATGTACGGCCATTTTGCGTATGGCTTCGCCTGACTGGTGGGGGCGCAAAATCTGGCGCCTGCGTTGTGACTGGCGCGAAAACCAGCTGCGAGCCGTTGGCGCGGTAAATAAAAAAGCGCACGCATACGTTAGCGCTTCCAGCCTGATCGAGTGGCAGGAACAGCGCCGTAAAAACCGGGATTTTTTCAAAAGTCATGAACTGGTAGACGAAGACGGCAACGTTTCCTCACTTGAGGACATGATTAATAAATCCACGTCAAACCCGGCTATTCGTCGCCATGAGCTTATGGCCCGAATGGCTGGGGTTGAGCTTGTTGCCCAAAGTCGCGGCGATGTTGGCATCTTCCTGACAATCACTTGCCCGTCGAAATATCACAGTAATATTGCATCCGGCCACCATAACGCCAAATGGAATCATTCCACCGTCGCCCAGGCGCAGCGCTATTTATGCCGTGTGTGGAACCGGGCAACCGCCAAACTGAAACGCGAAGATTTGCGCCCTTATGGCTTCCGTGTCGCCGAGCCGCATCACGATGGGACACCACACTGGCACGCGTTGCTGTTTATGCCACAAGAGCAAGTCAAAGCCACGGTTGCGATCCTTCGCACCTACTTCATTGCGGAAGACCGCGACGAGCTGGGCCGCAATACCGGCGCTCGTTTCAAGTCAAAAAAAATGGACCCACGGAAAGGGTCAGCAACGGCATACATCGCTAAATACATTTCGAAGAATATCGACGGCCACGCGCTGGCCGGTGAACTGGACGACGAAAGCGGCAAGCCGCTGAATGAAAGCGCCAAATATGCAATGGCCTGGGCATCGCTTCACCGTATCCGCCAGTTTCAGCCCATCGGACAGCCGCCCATATCGGTTTACCGCGAGCTGCGCAAACTTAGTAATCAGATCACGACCCGACAGAAAATTGACAGTACCTTCAAACGTGGTGCGCCATTGCTTGTGGATCCTGCAATGGATGCGGTTTGCGCCGCTGCCGATGTCGGATGCTTTGCTACTTACATCATCCGCCAGGGTGGTGTTTTGATCCCGCGAGAAAACTATGTCGTCCGTCTGGCCTATCAGCCCGCTGATGAAATGAATGCTTATTGTGAGATCCCCGAAAAGGTTTTCGGGGTCTGGTCGCCGCGTCTGGGGGATGCCTCCCGTATTTGCACCCGTCTGGTTAAGTGGAAAATTCGAGCCAAATCCAAAACCGTCACTGGGGCCAAAAGCGGCCCCGGTTTGGGGGTTGACCTTTTGCCGTCGCCAACCGGCGACGCTTGGAGTTCTGTCAATAACTCTACGGAAGACGAAAAAATCACCGACTTTTCATCTGAAGGCGAGGTAAGGACAGAAAATTCAGATGACGAAATATTTGATTTTGACAACATGACCGATTCCCAGCGTCGCAAATTGTGGAAACGGCTTCGCCAGGCACCGCCGACACGTCGGAATGTCGATCCCCCATATCACCTAGGCAGTGATTTAGATGTAGCCTGGCAAGCTGCCGCACAGAAATTAGAGTCCAGACGTATGGCTGAGGATGCCCGGCGCACTGAGCTGGCCCCGGTAATCACCGAACTAATGCTAGAGGCGAATATTTACGGGCTGGAACTTAGCGAAGCGCTGGCAGCGTCTTTGCTGGCTGGGGCCAGCCTAAATGACGGGGAAAGGATTCATCGGGCTAATTCCAGTGGGGTGCTTATCACCCATCGACAACTTAGTGGTTCTGAGAAAGTCGGCAGATTGTGGGAGCGACTGCGGAATAACCACGGCATTGACACTGAAAAGCTGCGGTTAGACCCGTTCGGGGAATATCAAAAAATGATTGAGGTGGTGAAGGGCTAGCCGCAAACAGATGACATCAATCGCGAGGGGCGACACAACTCATTGCGCCGGTTCGAGCGATTTTGCGGGCGGAAAGAGCCCGCAAAAAAATGTTATTAATTGATATCAAACCCTTCAACGGTTTCAAACATGTTTTCTAAAATTGGTACTCTTCTTCCATAGTAATTTTGTATGTCTGAAAAACGCTTGCTAACGTCGGCTTTTTGTAGTTCTTCATCTGACATGTAGTGATATTGTAACAAATGGTCTATCCAGTAAATCTCAGAAACAAATTCTACGTGGGAGTTATTCACTGAAAGCTTAGGCAGTATTTCTTGAAGTTCGTATTTCTTGTATATGATATTGGATAACATTTCAGAATCATGAACTTTGAGGAAAGCAACTAACCCCATGGCTACTTTAAACGCATCAGCGGTAAAATTGTTTATTTTATTTGGATTGGCAATAACTGCAAATACTGAGTAACAACGCTCAGCTTCACGTAATGAACAACTATTAACATCAAGCAAATAAGCTAGAGTATTTACAAGCGGGCCGTTTCGGACAAAGAAGTTGTTACCACTATCTATCGTAAGTAGGTGTTTTTTTATTGTTGAGTGATGATGATAATTGAACTCGGTTTGAGATAGGCAACTTATCTTCGGAAGAGAAAACCAGTAATGGACGAATTTATTAAGGTACAATCTGGAATTAATATTCCCATAACGACACTCAATGCTCTTTTCAAATTGTTCGCGATTGACTACTAATAAAAATATCACTCCTTCGACAGAAAAAATATGTTTGATTTTCTCTAATAAATCTAAAGAAAAGTCGGGGCGGGCGCGATCCAGCTCATCAATTATGAAAAATATCTTTTTACCACTTTGCTTACATATTTGAGTTAATAATTTACCGAAATGTTCTATGGTTGCTATTTCATTTTCACTATTTTTTATTTTCCCCTCTATGTATTCCTCAACTGGAGAAGATATAGAGTCAGTTATCACATCGCTAGCTTTTTCAAGAACCGTTCCGGATAGTAGCCCTCCAGATAGAGTATTGATTGCAAATTTAGCACTGTTTATCGCAAATGAAGCGCCTATTTTTTTACCAGCACTTAATAATTCTTCGCATAATGTTTTTAATTTCCCATTTTCTTTGCTTATAAGGGAATATATGCTTGATGTTAATGCGATAAATGGGTCAGATTGATAATCACTTTTGAACGCATCAAAGTATATGACATCAAAATCATCTGAATGATTTTTGTTAATCTCTGATTCCATCATCCTTACAAATGAAGTTTTTCCATTTCCCCATTTATCATCTAGCGCTAAAACTAAACTTTTATCAGGCGCGTTGGTAGCAACTCGCATAATAGTATCGTGTAGTTTCTTTCTGTCAAAAATATCGTCATTCTCGGAAAAACCATCAGAAAAGGATTTTATTGGAGCAGTTAATCGCATATCTATGTTCCTTTGATATTAAGGCAAATGCACCATGAATGTAACAAAATAGTGAGTAACATTACATAACTCATAATGTAAAAACTCGCTTTTTGCAGGGTTTTTTTATGCTTATTGTCCGTTGAGGAGATCCAATGCAAATTGACGTTCTTCAGGCTTGAGCCGGTCAATCAGAAATTTAACCAGCTTATTGCCGGTCAGCCCGCTGGGGCTGAGGGTATGTGAAAACTGGGCGTTAAAAACGAAGGTGTGACCGCATTCAACTTCCGTGCAGGCGCAGTATAAGTCGGCCAGTTTTTTATCTTTCCAGTCAGATTTGCGAATGATGGCCGGTGAGCCGCATTCTGGACATTTAATTTTAAAAACTCGCATGTTCACCATCCCGCACGCCATTGCTAACAATGGGGATGATTTTAACTTAACTGCGCTCATTTTTCGCCCTTTTCGGCGGTGATTGCCGGGATATCCACGTCAAAAACTAGGTGCAAATGTGGGGGGATCTCCGGGTCATTGTTAACGCCGTTCATTAGCTTGCGCTGCAACGGGATAACTTCATCCTTGCGATAGGTTGTGCGGGCGGTTTCAGGGTTGCCCATTACCGCGCCATTGGTCGGGATGATTCCTGCCAGGCCTGCGGGGAAACGGTGGGCGGTAAAGATATCCTGCGCGGTGATCCCTTTGATGTTGGCGAATTCATCCTTTGCGCTGACTTCGCCCACAGGCATGATTTTAACCCCTTCCGGGTCGCCCTTCGGGATGTTGATAAACATATTGCGGAAGTTACCCAGCCCTTTGGACTGGGCGATCTTCTCTTTGATTTCGTTTTCCATTTCCAGCGTCAGATTCGGATCGCTGGTATAGAGAATAAAGCCCATGTGCGCCCCGTTATTGTAGTAACGGCGCCGGAAGATGGTTGCCTCACTGTTGAGTAACACCGAATGGATGCCGCCGATATAGTCAGGCAGGCCATACACCTGCTGGCGAGGGTCGTACATTTTAAAGAAAACGATGTCTTCCGGGTCATAGATAAGCGCTGGCCCTTCCTGCAGAACGGCAAACGATCCGTCTTTCCGGCAGCGCAGATACAGCGACGGCAGCGGCAGCAGGTCGATCACTTCCCCGAATACGTTACGAATTTTCAGGATAGCGACGTCACCAAACAGCAGGTAATCAAAGACAGCCTGTTCGACCTGGTCAGGCGTCAGGCCGCCGCCGATGTAGCCACCGGCCACCATATTGCGCCGCGCATACAGTACCCCACCATGCTGGCCGTTAAGGTTCGGCAACTGGGCCAGCGCCAGGCGATCAATCGGGAGTCGCCAGTGGTCATATTCATTGTCATACCAGATATTGTGATAATCCGTGCCGGTCGTCAGGATGGGTTCTGGTTCGCCAAAGGTGATCACGCTTCCGCGCCCTGGCGTGAAGGTTTCAACCTTGCTGCCGGTCATGGACCTGAATTTTTTATTATTACGCTGTTTCTTTGTCATGCTGCTTTCCCAAAGTACCAGCCCGATGGGCGGTCATATTCGTGATCGATAGGTTCGTTAATTACGGCGTGCGAGATAGCGAAGAAAACATCTGCATGGCCGGTCGCGTCTGAACGTTCGGCAACAAACGTCAGCGCGTTGCCGCTGTTGGTTGTCGTGCGCCGGATAGCCATAAAGCTGGCCGGAATTTCGACGCGCTCTTTGTTCGTTTCGTCTACGGCATCTTTTGCCCATTCGATGCGCTTACGCTCGACAACGTCGATCATCTTCATTACCAGACGGTTTTTGCTTTCGACGCTGTAAAGAATCGGTGTGGCTTCGCGTGGTGCAAACTTGCTGACCAGGTCATAAACGCCCTTACCTATGCCGGTTGTATCGATCCCGATGTAAGTGATGTTAAAGCGGCGCATAAGTTGCTTTATCTGGTCGGCCTGCCAGCTGAAGTTAAAGCCCTGCCATTGCCAGACGGCCAGCACGCGGAAGCGCTCGCCGTCCTCTATCGGGGGCGCGATTAACACAAAGGTGGAGTTGTCGCCGGATCGTGACGGGTCAAAGCCTGCCCATACTTCGCGATTGCCGAAGGGCCGCGCAGCGGTCAGATCAAAGTCGCCCCATGTGGCCCGGTCCACTTCGCAGCCGACAAGCGCGGAGAACTTGAACACCGCGTCCTTACTGTCAACAAACTGGCACATGTAGAGCATGGCGAACGCGGTCGGGCTGTATTTGTTGCGCAGCCGTTCAATATCGACAAGCGCACCGAGGCCACCTTCGATAGCGTCTTCCATCGTGATGATGTAGCGCCAGATCTGGTCCGGGCAGATAATACCCTGGCGCATTTCGCTTTCTGTCGGGAACGCCACACCTTTGCGTTTCGGGTCGTCCCCGCGCCAGGCTTCGCCAGTCCATACCGGGTAAGCCTGGTGCGTTTTCGCGCTGGGCGTCGAAAAGTAGGTCGTCCGGTATTTGTTATGCGTTGCCATTGCGCTGGCAACTTCGTGCAGGCGCGTGAATTTCGGGATCCAGAAAACCTCATCGCCATACAGGTGGCCGTTAAAGCCCTGCGCGGTGCTGGCGTTCGTGGACAAAAAGCGCAGTATTGCGCCGTTGCTGAGGCGGATATTTTTACCCGTCAGCGTCACGCCGAAATGGTTCTGGGCGATCTGGACGATGTATTCACGGAAGATTTCAGACTGGGAGCGGCTTGCAGAGAAAAAGACCTGGTTATCACCGGTAATGACAGCATCTTCGAATGCCTCCCAGGCGAAATAATAGGTCATGCCGACCTGTCGGCTTTTCAGAATGAAGCGCCAGTCTTCGCCTTTATGTTCGCGGCAGTGCAGCTGGTACTCGAAGAGATGTTCCCGCGCCCAGGTGTCGAGCATTTCCGGTGTAATACCGGAAACGTCGTTTTTCTTATACCGGCGCTTTCTTTCCCCTGGTTCCCCGCCTGCGCTGCTGAGGCAGTACCCTTCACCATCATAAGCCGCTTTCTGGGCCTGAATTTCTGCCAGCTTTTCGGCGTGCTTGTTGCGCTGCGCCATGAGTTTCACATGGTGAGCAATCAGATCGCGCAGTTCTTCCAGTTCCAGCGCTGTTTTTTTCTCGCGGCGGGAGAGCTGGTCGATACGGCGGGCGATGACATTTTCCACCGATTCGACAGGCAGCAGTGATGCCCACTTCCCGACGTCAGCCCAGTGGTAAATTGTACGCGGTGGAATATTCAGTTCCTGCGCAATATCTTTCGGCGACCAGCTTTTTATATAAAGCGTGCGGGCCGCTTCTTTTAATTCATCGGAATATTTAGCCATGCGGCTATTATGGCGGGATTATTTTGCAGAATTGATAATTAAATATCGGTAAAAAGTGGCTAACCATTTATAACCGAATACATAAGAAATAAAGCGGTCGCGCTGTTTTAATCAATTCGCAATACTGACCACCACAAACGAATCATTGTTATTTAAATTCATTATTAAAGGTCAGTTATGCCGCAATCTCATTACCGCACGGATTGGCTATGTATTGCCACATCTGGACAGGCTGTGGACGGTCGCACCATTGAACCGCAATGGTTGATTGATGCGGCAGAAACCTATTCCCGCAAAACCTACACCGCCATGATTTGGCCGCACCACCCGCAATACGATATCAGTGAGCGTGAATTTACCTGCAACCTGGGGGAAGTGGACGCGCTGAAAGTGGAAACGGAAGGTGACGTCACGAAGTTATATGCCCAGTTAATCCCGAATCAATTTTTAATTGATGCCAACCGTATGGGGCAAAAGTTATTTACGTCAGCCGAGTTTGTCACTGATTTTGCAGGAAGCGGTCGTGAATATCTTTTCGGGCTGGCCGTGACTGATATTCCGGCAAGTCTGGGAACGGAAAAACTTAAATTCGTTTTAGCCGGTGAAGAAAAGGACGCCGAGCGCGGGAGTCTGGAAACATTCAGTTTAGGAAAATTACAGACAAGTAAAACAGATAAAAAAAATTCTTTCTGGTCGCGTTTATTTTCGGCCAGCAAAGATTTTACGCCAACCCCAGAGCCAAACACTGACAAGCCCACCGAGGGCGACGGAGAAAAAATGGAAGAATTAAAAGCGCTCATTCAGCAAATGCTGGATCTGCTTAAAAGCGGTAAAGACGCCGCAGCGGGTGACGCCGACACGGTTGATACCCCGGAACAGGCCGCTGATGTGGTGGCGGATGTTGCCGCCCAGATCGCTGATGCTGCCGACGAGGTAGCCGAGCTGGCGCAGGACGTTATCGAAAACCCGGAAGACGAAGTCAAAGCGGAAGAATTCAGCGCAGCCAAAGCTAACCTGGCAAAAGTCATGAAGTCATTCAATGTGACGCCAGCGAAACGCCCACGCGCCAGCCGTCGCCGTGACTTTTCCGCCCGCCGCCAGCCAGCTGGCAACCAGATGGACAACCTTACCACGCAGCTGACTACCGTCCTGACCAAGTTGTCAGCGATGGAAAACGGCAATACGCGCCGCCCTGGCAGTGCGCCAGGCGGAAGCAAAGAACCGTTTGAATTCATGTAATCGCCAACTTTTTCAGGAATAAAAGATTATGCAATTAACCCCTAAAGCAGAGCAGATGCTGCGTAAGTTTGCCGCAGGCCTGGCGAAAGCTAACGGCCAGGTAGACACGTCGCGCTACTTCTCGCTGACCAATCCGAAAGAAACCCAGCTGCGCAATGCCCTGCTGCAAAGTTCTGAGTTCCTGCGCCTGCTGCCCAATGTGCTGGATGTGGACCAGATCACCGGTCAGGTGGTCAGCACCGGTAAACCGGGTATTTACACCGGGCGTAAAAAAGATGGTCGTTTCTCCCGTGCCCTGGGCGTGTCCGGTAACGAGTACAAGCTGGTAGAAACGGATTCCGGTTCGTATTTGCCTTACTCCCTGCTGGTTGTCTGGGCGAACGCGGGCAGCGAAGAGGAGTTCTTCCAGCGTATTCAGGCATTCAGCAACGAATCTTTCGCGCTGGACATGTTGCGCGTGGCGTTCAACGGTACGAGCGTTGCAGAAGATACCGACCCGGAAGCCAACCCGAACGGCGAAGACGTCAACATCGGCTGGCACAAAATCGTTAAAGACCGTTCATCTGAGCAGATTATTTCTGATGCCGTCACTATTGGTGCGTCGGGGGCTGACTTTATTGGTCTGGATGCGGCAGTCACTGACCTGGTGCACGCCTGCATTTATGAGCCATTCCGCAATGACCCGCGCCTGGTTGTGCTGGCTTCCGCCGACCTTATCGGCAACGACGCCACCACCATGATGAATAAGATTGATCGTCCGACTGAGAAAGTCGCCGCGCAGCTTATTGGCCGTCAGATTGCTGGCCGTACCGTGTACACCCCGCCGTTTATGCCGGAGGGCCGTCTTATCGTCACCACGCTGGACAACCTGCATATCTACACCCAGCAGGGTACACGTAAGCGTAAAGCGGAATGGAACGACGACCGCAAGCGCTTCGAGAATAACTATCTGCGCATGGAAGGTTACGCCGTCGAGCATGACGAGCTCTATGCGGCATTCGACAAAATCACCCTTGCGACCGGCGAAGTTGCACCGGGAGGGGGCGCGTAAAAATGGCAATGACCCCGTGTCAGCGACACCGAGCACGCGCGAAAGCCGTAAAGGCGCTGGATAAGTGCGAAGCCCTGACGGCTTCGCCGGTCAGCTTTCACATTCAAATGCTGGAACTGGAAAAAGATGTTGAACGGCTTCGCAGTCTGACACGCGCAGACCGTATGGACATGAAGCGCGATGTTCTTCTGCCGCGCTGGATGCCGACCGTTGAAGCGTACCTCGCCGGTGATGCCCGCTTTGCCAATCCGGGCCTGGTTTATTGCGTGATCTGGTTGTTCGATACGGGGGAAATGGGCAAGGCGCTGGACTGGGCAGACGTGGCTATCAGTGAGAGCCAGGCCACGCCGGAGAACTTCAAAAGCAACCTGCCCGCCTTTGTGGCCGACACGGTGCTGGAGTGGGCGATCATGCAGGCGGAAGCCGGTCACAGCATCGAGCCCTATTTCAGCCGCACGTTTGAAAACATCCGCGAAAAGTGGCGTTTGCACGAAGACATTAACGCGAAGTGGTTCAAGTTCGCCGGTCTTTACCTGCTGCGCGACGAGAAGGGGCAGCCGCGTGCCACTGCCGTGGATGATGTGAATACGCTGGAACAGGCCGACGCCCTTTTGGCCCAGGCGGCGGCGTATAACAAAAACGTCGGAGTTAAGACCATGCGCGAAAAAATCCGCGCCCGGATTAACGGCCTGACCCAGCTTTAACGACTCCCGCAAGCCGGGACGGGCGCGGGGGAGGCATCAACCATGCGGTTGTTGGCCGTGGAACCCGTTAGCCCGTTTCTATTGCAAAACCGAGGTGTGTCAATGAGTGGCCCAAGTTTCAGTATCAGCGGTAAGCCAGTGACGGTGACGCCAACAGCGATCACCAACGGCGTGACGTTCTGGCCCGATCTCGATCTGGCCGAGTTTCAGAAGGTGCGCACGCTGCCCGCTGATCTGCCGCCAGAAACCGCTGGTGTGGCCCTGCTGGCCGCCATTGCGGAGGTAAACGACGCGTTGGCCGACGTGGTGACGTACTGGAACGCGAAAGCCTGCGAGCGGGCCGCAGATGTACCGGGTGCAAAGATGGGTGACGAAACCCAGTTGACAGCCCAGTACAAAAAAGCGGTCTACGCCCGCGCAAAGGCCGATTTACTGGGGGAATTCGCCACCATCGGGCGGCGTGAATCGCATCCGGGGCAGGAAAGCCAGGACACCCGCGCCAGCCTGCTGGCTGAGGCGGCCAACGTGATGCGAAACATGCTGCGACAACCACGTGTGGGGGTGCATTTGATATGAGCCAGCTTGAAAGCCTGACGGCGTTTATTACGGCAAATCTGCCGCCTGATGCCATGCAGATGTTTTCCAGTGCGATGGAAGATTGCGAGCTGGCACGCAACGCCAAAGCGATGGGAAACAACCAGCGCCGGATCGGGGTGCTGACTTACACCGCCCGTTTGTCGTGGGATAACTTCCCGTTCCGCAAGTATTCGCCGGGGCTGATTTATGCCCTGGTGCTGGCCTGGGTGGATGAGTTCGCCAACGAGCTGCGCGACGAGCTGAGGCTGGACGATCCCAAAGTGGACCCGGAGTTTGACGACGAGGGGGCGTGCATTCTTGATGTGGTTGTCCCGCTGGTTGATCCGCTGGTCCTGCGTGAAGCGGAAAGCGGCCCGATCCCCTACAAGGGCAAGCGCTGGGAAATCGTGGACCCCGAAATCTGGGAGGCGTCGCAACTGGAATTTATTGTCCAGCGTGGTGACGCGTCGTGATCCGTGGGGAACTGAACCAGCAACAGCTAAAGCAGATGCGGGAAACGCTGGCAAAAGCTGACCTTCCCCCGCGCAAGCGCCAGCGCCTTTTATGGCGTATTGCAAAGCTGGGCATTGTTGCAGCGGCAAAACGTCACCAGCGCCAGCAGGCGGCCCCGGACGGTACGCCGTGGGAGCCGCGCAAGCGTGGCAAAGGGAAGATGTTAAAAGGGCTTCCCAAACTGCTGGCCGTGCGTGAAATGCCGGAGATTCAGGGGGTAAGAATTTACCTCAAGGGCGGGAACTACCTGAACGGGACGAAGCCCATTGCGGCGGGTCTGGTCGGTGCGGTCCAGCAGGATGGCGCAAGGATCCAGATGAAAGCCAGTAACGCCCCGCGCAAGCCGCAGGCTGACAAGCCCGCGCTACCGAGACAGGCCAAGCGCCTGCGGGCGCTGGGCTACAAAACCCGCAAGGGCAAGCGCTGGGTTAAACCGTCCAGCAGGCAAATCATGGAAACCATGAGCATGGCCCAGGCGGGATTACTGATTCGAAAACTGAAAGGCACACCCTCAAAACGCACATGGACCATTGATATTCCTGGCCGCGTTTTTCTGGGGGTGAGCGATGACGAATTTAACCAAATTATTGCGCGGCAAATGCAGGCAATCGGCTTCGGCTGGGACGTCAACGCGCAGCAAATCAGGGGGTAAAAATGACCTGGCCGAATGTCAACGTCAGTCAGAAAAACCGCTTCAACGGCACAACGAACGACGTCGAGCGCGTCATCCTCTTTGTGGGTTACGGCGACACTAACATCGGGAAAACCCAGTCGCTGAATACCGGCAGCGATCTGGATAAAGCCCTGGGCGACAAAGACAGCCCGTTAAAAAATATGGTGGCCGCAGCGGCCAATAACGCCGGTCAGAACTGGTTTGCTTACGTGCATGTGCTGGCAGAGCCAGACAAGGGCGCCGAGGGCTACAAACCAGACGAAGACTGGATGAACGCGGTCAAACAGGCCCAGAGCGTGGCATCCGTGGAAGGGGTTGTCCTGGCATTTGATACCGCCGATGCGGCCACCATTAACCGCGCAACGGAAATGCGCGTCACCTTACAGGCCAGTTTTGGGCGTTTTATCTGGTTTGCCCTTGCTGTGGGCGGGCCGGAAAAGGACGAAGCGTGGAGCGACTATGTGACGCGCCTGGCAACACTCCAGGACGGTATTGCATCGCCTGGGGTGCAACTGGTCCCGCGTCTGTGGGGCAACGAACCCGGCGTCCTGGTCGGTCGTTTGTGTAACCGTTCGGTGACGGTAGCAGACAGCCCCGCCCGCGTTGCAACCGGCGCAGTCACCGCGCTGGGCCGCGACGGCCTGCCGGTCGACGGGACGGGGGCAGAAATCGATCTGGCCGTGTTGCAGTCCTTGCAGGCGAACCGCTACAGCGTGCCGATGTGGTATCACGACTATGACGGCATCTACTGGGCTGACGGTCGCACCCTGGACGTTGAAGGCGGTGATTATCAGGTGATTGAAAACGTGCGCGTGGTTGATAAAGCCTCCCGCCGCGTCCGTCTGCGTGCAATCCCCAAAATTGCCGATCGTTCACTGAACAGCACACCGGGCAGCATCGCCGCGCATGAAACCTATTTCGGCAAGCCGCTGCGTGAAATGGCGATTTCAACCCAGATCAATGGCGTCGAATTTCCGGGCGAAGTGAAGCCACCAAAGGACGGTGACATCACCATCACCTGGACCAGTAGCGAAGCGGTACAGATTTACCTTGTGGTTCGACCGTATGAGAGCGCGAAAGAAATCAGCGTCAGCATCGAACTGGACACCTCACTGGAGAGCTAATCAATGACTGAACGTATCAGCGGCGGATCGTTCGATGTGAACTACGACAGCATCATGATTCACGTAGAAAACGCCACCGTCACCATTACGGACAACAGCGCGGTTGCGCAGTCGCGTGGCATCCCGAACGGCCACACGAAAGGGTCAGTTTCGGCGGATGTGGAAGTCGAAGTCGATTCCCAGAACTTTAAAAAGTTTACCGCCGTGGCCCGTGCCGCAGGCTCCTGGCGAGCCATTCCGGCAAAGGACTTTTTGTTCTACGCTAACGCCGGGGACGACGAAGAAAAAATTGAGGTGTTTGGCTGCGTTCCGACGCTGTCTGACATCGTCAACATCAACCCCAACGAGGCCAGCAAAACCACGAAGAAAATTAAATTCATGGTGACAAGCCCGGACTTTGTCGCGATTGACGGCGTACCGTACCTGTCAGCCCGTGACACTCGCGATCTGAAAGGCTGACACGATGATGAACGGAGAAACGTCGCTGCTTGAAAAACTGTTGCTTATCGGGGCCGTGATCGGCCTGGGGCAACTGATGGTCAGCAATGAGCGAATCACAACCCGTCTGCTGGTCGGGCGGATGATTCTGGGATCTGCAGTCGCACCACTGGCCGCACTCCCGCTGCTGAAATTCCCCGATATGCCGGAACTGGTCGTCATTGGGCTGGCCTGCGCCCTGGGCATTCTGGGAAGTGCGTTTATTGAGGCGGGGTTAAAGCGCTGTCTGGACATGTATATCAAGCGATGGGGGAGCAAGCGCAATGAAACTGAGTGAAAAACAACAACTTTTCACGGTGATGATCGCCAACCTGATTCATTTTGCTGAAGAAAAGGGCTATCGCCTGACGTTTGGCGAAGCGTACCGCACGCCGGAACAGGCCGCGCTTAACGCAAAAAAAGGGAGCGGCATTGCTAACAGCCTGCATACCCAGCGCCTGGCGGTAGATTTTAACCTGTTTGTTAATGGCGAGTACCAGACCGACAGCGCCGCCTATCGCCCTTTGGGCGAATACTGGGAATCCATCGGCGGATCGTGGGGTGGTCGTTTCAGTAAGCCGGACGGCAACCATTTCAGTCTTGAGCATAACGGGGTTCGCTGATGCGCAATTTGCTGGGTCTTTTGCTGATTCTGGCCGCTGCAATGTCAGCGGGCTGGCAGGCGCATGACTGGCACGACGCAAAGCTGAAACTCGCTGCCAGTGAAGCGGCAGAACAAACGCGCCAGATTGTTGTTGAGGTGACGCAGCAGTCTGGTGAAGCGCTGGAAGCAAAACTCGCGGAGCTGAGGGCCAATGAAATTCACACGGAACGGGTTATCCGCACGGAAACCATTAAGCCGGTTTTTAGCAACGTTTGCGCTTCTGATGATTACGTCCGGTTGTTCAACGAAAGTGCAGATCAAGCCGAACGAGAATTATCAGGAAAACCAGCTGACACTTTGCCCGGTCACGCTGCCACGTCTGGCCGGACCGACCGGAAATGACTTTGACGCGGCGCTGACAGCCTACCGGCAGATGTATACCGACTGCGCCGCCCGACATAACGCCCTGGTGGGCATCATTCGACAACGTAAGGAATTAGCACAATGAGTAAACCGAAAAAAATCGCCATGACCGTGGCGGGCGTGAATCTGAGCTTTGAGCCGAATAAAACCGCGTTTAACAACCTGCTTAACGAAATGACCATGACCAATAAGGTTGCCCCTATGGTGACGTATCTGGGCCGCATTGTTGATGCCGAGTGTAAAGAGTCGCTCAACAAGCTGATGGAAGATTATCCGGGTTGCGAAATGCAGATCGTCGAGAAGGTTAACGAGATTTACTCCCCCAAACTTGAGATCGAAGTAAAAAACTGACGGCGCGGGTGGCGGCCATTCGCAAGAATGCGCTTGAGCAATACCTTGCCCTGCGCCGCTACTACCTCCCGCACGAAGCCGACGACGAAGAAAGCATCGCCCGCGCCCTGTGGCTGGACGAATATTTCGCCCAGACCCGCGCCAGCAAGACGGCGGAAGGGATAGCAATCGCATTTAACGGAAACTGATATGAGCCACCTGGATTTTACCCTGAGCCTGATCGATAAGCTGACGCGGCCATTAAAGACGGCCCAGTCTTCGTTGTCCGGCTTTGCTGAAAAATCGCAGGCGTCTTTTACAAAAATCGGGATCGGTGCGGCGGCTGTCTGGGGCGTGGCACAGTCCATCGCGGGCGTGGTGGGTCCGGCGTATGAGATGAACGCCGCACTTGCAGAAGTGGGTTCCAAAGGCGTGGCAGAGGACGCGCTGAAGCGTCTGTCCGGCGAAGCCATGCGATTCAGTATGCGCTACGGCAAAGGGGCCGTTGATGTGGTCCGGTCAAGCTATGCGATGAAAGGTGCAATGGCGGGCCTGTCCGATATGGACCTGCCCCGCGTCACCATCGCGGCCAATACCCTGGCGGCAGGCGTCAAGGCCAGCGGCGAAGAGGCAGGCGAATACATCGGCGCGATGGCGTCACGTTTCAACGCGGAGTTGTCCAGTCTGGGCCATGTGCGTTTTGCCGAAGAGCTGGCAGGAAAAACCGCGTACATGGTGCAAAACTTCGGCGTGAAAATGCAGACCATGCAGGAGCTTATCGAGGGGACGAAAAGCGCCGGTGCTGACTTTGGCGTCAGCCTGGATGAACAGTTCGCCGTCCTGGGTACGCTTTCGCGCACGCTGGGTACTGAGGCCAGCGGGATCTACGAGCAGTTTTTACGCAGCGCCCCGGCTGCCGCTGAAAAGCTGGGGATGAGCTTTGTCGATGCCACCGGAAAAATGCTGCCGATGGGCGACATTCTGCAAAAACTCCAGAGCAAATACGGGCAGAGCATCGAAGGGAACGTCAAGGCACAACAGGCGCTGGACGCCGCGTTCGGTGGTGGTGCTGACGTTATCAAAAAGCTGTACGGCCAGCAGGATAAATTAAACCGCAGCATCACCGAGCTGGGCCGAAATGACGGGATGAAACGCGCCCAGGAAATGGCCGCACGAATGGCCGAGCCGTGGGAGCGTATCAAAGCGACATTCTTTGCCATTCGCGTGGCGATTGGTAACACGCTGATCCCTATCCTGTCGCCGCTGATGAACCGTATTGCCGACGTGGGGACAAAATTTGCCCGCTGGCTGGATATGTTCCCGAATATTGCCCGCTGGCTGGGTTACATCACCCTGGGCGTGCTGTCCTTCGGGCTGGCCGGGGCGGCGGTCAATATCGTGATGGGGGTCTTTGGCTTCACCATGATGGGGCTGGCCGCAATCGCTAAGGTGCTGGGCGGCGCATGGAAACTCCTGTTATGGACGCTCAACCTGTTGCGTCCGTCCCTGCTGACAACGCGCATTGGCCTGGCTGCATTGTGGATCCAGTCAAAATTGCTGGCGCTGTGGACGGGTGTCTGCCGCATCGCGCTTGCTGCATGGAATATCGCGTTAAAGGCCGGGGCCATTGCCATGCGGGTTTACGGTGCGGCGACCATGTTTGCCGGAGCGGCAATGCAATTCCTGATGAGTCCGATCACCCTGATTATTGCCGGGCTGGCGCTTCTGGCCGTGGGGGTCTGGTACGTCGTCACCCACTGGGAAGAACTGACCGCCGCGCTGATGGACACAAAAGCCTTTGAATGGGTAATGAATGTTGCCAGACAGGTGGGGCAGGTCTTTGCCGATGTCTGGGCTTCTATAACCGATGGTTTTACGTCGGCCTACGGCTGGATCGTGGAGAAGTTAAACAAACTGCCCGGAGTGAATATCGACGTAAAAGCTGATGTGCCTCAGTCAGCAATCGCCGCCAGTGCAGCTGCAGCACCGCCAAAAATAACAGGCGCACCTTTGCTGACAGGCGGTCAGATTAATGCAGACATCCCACGCGGCGGGCTGATGAGCCAGGTTAAATCCGACAGCAAGACCGCTGTTGATAACCGTAAAACATGGGGTGACACCTATATCACCGCCCCGAATGGAATTACCCCGGCCCAGTTGGCTGAATGGCAGGAGCTTAATGCAGGATGAGTACCGAACCGCTATACATCGACCTTATGATCACTGACGGCGATTTCACGCTGGACAGTGGCAACGAGCCGCGCCGCTGCGATAACCGCGATAGTATCACCCAGGACATTATTCACAGCATCCTGGAAAGCGGTATCACCACCCGTCTGATCGGTGAACGCAGCCCGACAATGCGCGGTGACGTCCTGACCCAGCTGTCTTTACTGGTGGAAAGCGACGAACGTCTGATCCCCGGCACCATAGTGATCACCGAAGAAACCCTTTCGAGGTTGTATATCACGGCGGAAACCTACGATTTCGGCCCTGTCAGTACAGAGGTTAACTATGACTGAGAAACCCGACGTTGATTTCGAAAAGGTACTGAATGACAGCGGGATGCCCGCGACAGAGGCCGAAATTACGGCGGCATTTAAAGCCACCGTGCAGGCGGAAGGGTTCGTCACAAACACGTCGAGAATGTCACCTTTCTGGCGGCTGATTTCGAAGATTGTCACCACGCCGGTGTTATGGCTGCGTGCGGCGCTGATCGATGTGGTTCTGCGCAATATGTTTGTTGCGACTGCCACCGGTCCCATGCTGCGCCTGCTGGCCTGGGCGGTTCATATCGAGCCCAAACCGGCCAGCGCTGCCGCTGGCGTGCTGCGATTCTTCAAGCTGAATGCGGCGGATGTGGTCGTCGTGCCTGCCGGAACACTGGTGCAAACAGAGCGCATTAACGGCGTGGTTTACGTGCTGGCCGTGAATGAAGACGTGACGCTGCCTGCCGGGGTTGAAAGCGGGCTGGTTCCCGTCACGGCGACCGGCACCGGCAGCGGCTATAACCTTGCGCCAGGCTATTACCGGATCTTACCTGTTGCGGTGGCCGGGATCGCCAGTGTGGTTAATGAGGACGAATGGCTGATTACGCCAGGGGCTAATGATGAAAGCGACGACGAGTTGCGCGATCGCACCCGCAACCAGTTTAATCTGGTGGGTAATTACCATTCTGACGCTGTCTACCGCAGCATGATTGCTAGTGTTCTGGGACTAAGCATTGATCGCATTTACTTTTTGCACGATGCCCCGCGTGGGCCGGGTACGGCAAATGCTTACCTGTTACTGGATAGCGGCGAAATATCACAGCCCTTTATTGATGCGGTTAACGACTATGTGAATACCCAGGGCCACCACGGACATGGTGACGATCTGCAGTGTTATGCCATGCCTGAAACCAGCCACCCCCTGGCGGTAACGGTCTACGTCAAAAGCGTGGAAAACATGGAAGCAGAAGACCTGAGCGCGTTAAAAACCGGTATTACCGACCTTATTCGTTGCGCGTTTCGCGAGAACGCCAATTACGACGTTAAAAAAACGCAGCCCTATTCGCGCTATTCCTTTTCGAATCTGGGCCGCGAGATCCACAAGGCTTTTCCGGTTGTCGATTCACTGCATTTTTCACTGACAGATATTGTCAGCGAACTGTCGGTCCCGCGCCTGTCAGGGTTAACGGTGGAGATTGAAAATGACTGAGTTTTCGAAGTTGCTGTCCCGTCTGAAATTGCCGTCGTGGCTGAACAAAGGCGACCCCGCCAGGTTGTTGCGTGGCAGCGTAAATTTCTGGTCGCAGGTGTACGGCTGGATCACCTGGCCGTTAAAGCAGTTTGACCCACTGGTCTGCCCCGAGCCGCTGTTGAACCTGATTGCCTGGGAACGCGACATCGTTCGGTTTAAGGGGGAGCCGCTCGACATTTTCCGCAAACGTGTGAGTTACGCATTTATCAATGCGCAGCAGGCCGGAGAGGTGGCGGGCTTTATAGCAATTTTTGAGCGACTGGGGATTGGTTACATTGAATTACTGGAACGGCAGGACGGACTCGACTGGGACGTGATTGTCGTTCGTGTGACAAACAGCCAAATTGCGAAAAATGGCGATCTCCTGCTGGAAATTATCCGCAAATACGGGCGCACATGCCGTCGTTACCAGTTTGAAGTGATCACCACCCTGCCACTGAATATCAATATTGGCTGGTATCAGGGGGAATATATTTGCTGGCCTGCCACCCTGGGCGATGTGAATAACCAGCCCGAAGCAACATATAGCGCAAGTTTGAATTAGAGGGAAAACTATGTCACAGGCAGTTATTACAAAAGTATTTTCACAATGGAAAGCCCAGCAGGCAATTAATAACCAGCCCGTCACGCTGGATGAATTTATTTTCGCTTATATTCCGGGGCTGGATGTAGACAAGCCGATTGAGAATACAGAGACAACTCCAGCAGCCGATAAAATTGTTTATCGCCAGGCGGTTAATAAGGCCGGTGTTGTGAATGAAAACTCTGTCGTTTATTCCGTTACCCTGGGGGCGGATGTGGGCGATTTTGATTTCAACTGGATCGGTCTGGCAAATAAAGCCACCGGTACGCTTGCGATGATTATACACGCCCCAACCCAGCGAAAAATTAAAACTGCAACAGGTCAGCAGGGAAACGTTCTGGTTCGTTCCATGCTGATGGAATTCAACGGAGCCAGGGAGGCAACCGGAATTATCACCCCTGCAGAGACATGGCAGATTGATTTCACTGCCCGCCTTACGGCAATGGATGAGCGCCAGCGCCGCGAAAATATTGATCTGTATGGCGCAGCGGCATTTTTTGATTCGGGCTATCTGGTCGCAAAGTCCGGCAATCAGTTTTTTGTCACAAAGGGCGCCGGATACGTCGCCGGGTTGCGTTCTGAATTGCCTGCAGACCTGAACATCACTGCTTCTGCGAAGCCGACAAAGGTCTGGCTTGATGTCTGCTGGACCGGAACGCTAACGAGTGAATGGACAGTACAGAGTAAAATTACCGTTGCAACAGACCTGGCAGATTATGTGCATGGCGGCGTGCAGCATTATGTATTCGCGGTGGCCCATATTGATGTTAATGGCCTTATCACTGATTTAAGGCCAAAGGGAACCCTTGATGAGCAACAAAATGAGGGTGCTCTAAAACAACACGAAAAATCACGTAACCACCCAGACGGAACAACTTCCGAGAAAGGTTTTGTCAGGTTAAGTAGTGCGACGGACAGTGACAGCGAGCAGTTTGCCGCGACACCGAGAGCGGTAAAAAAAACCATGGAAAACGCCAACTCTCGTCTCTCCATAGCGGAAAACGGTGCTGATATTATTGATCCAGATGAATTTGTTAAAAACTTACGTTTATCCAGCAGTAGTGGCGCGAACAAGATTGGGAATGGAGACACGACAGTCGGGGAAATTCTCAAGCAAAAGGTTTATATCATTGCCGGTTCAGGACAGTCCAATTATGCTGGCGCGAATAGCGGTGGTCCTAACCCAGCCAGCGAAAAGGTTAAAGTCTGGGATGGCGTTACTAATGAGTGGGGGAGTAGCGACTTTACTAAAAAGCCGTTTTCTCGCTCAAATCCTCACGGAAACAATGGCAATAATAACATTGCACTTGCCTTTGCTCATCGCCTTGTTGATGAGTTTAAAGCTGAAAAAGTATATATCATTCATGATGCGCAAGGCGGGCGACCAATTGAAAACTGGATAAGTGATGGATTTAATTCAGAACGTTATGCTGCTATCAAAAACAAAGTAGAAGCTGCTTTTGCAACACCTGAAATTATTGAATCTGGAAAGACTGAAATTGATTTTTTTATTTTTGCACAGGGCGAAGCCAACGGACTGACTGATACTGTTAGTGATTATCGAACCAAATTCGGAGTGCTGGATAAGCAACTTCGTTCTGAAAGTTGGATGAACGACATAACTCCATTATTCATTATGGGAATGTCTGGTTTGCATACACGCTATCAGGTTTGGTTGGCGCAACTAGATTACTGTGAAAACGTTAATCGCAACTGTATTTATGTGAATTCGGCTGGCCTTAAAACACAATATGATATTGATGAAACTGGTGATTATACTCACTGGTTGGGAGCATCATTGTGGGAGCATGGTTATTACAGAATCTGGCAGGCTCTGCATGAGCGTGGGGCTACGCATCGGCAATATCTTCCGGCTTTTTATGGTCGTGGAGGAGGCCCATGGAATGGACAAGCTGACGCAATTGCTGCTTTCAGTTCTGTAGTAAGTAGAGATTCAATAACCTCTGAATTTCCTGTTAATGGTCCAGCAGCGCGGGGGTCAATTACATGGGGATATAAATGCAACGCTGATGGTAATTACACGTTAGCAGGTGGGTATGAAGTCACAACGGATAATTTTGCAAATTACAGCGCAGGCTGGGGGCGAGAACTGGTTTTTAATTCATTAGCCAATTACTCTGCGGCTTTTGGTTATCAACATGTATTAAATCAATGGGGGCAGTTCGCTGCAGGTAGGGGGCATAACCTGCAACACCATTATGAAACAGCCTTAGGGCGCTATTCAAAATACGTAACAGAACAAGAAAACCCCGTTCTTATTCAATTAGGATGCGGCCAGACTGACGAGCGAAGAAACGCAATTACTGTCCGTTCTGACGGTGCAACTGAAATTTTTACTGGAACAAGACATAATCCGGCACAGAAAAAAGAAATTGTTTTTGAATATATCAGTGACACGCAACTTAAATTAAAAATGCGTGGGACGGATGGTGTTATCCGATCAGTAACAATGCAGTTATCATAAAATAAATCAGGTGATTCAATGTGGAATCAATCGGTTATAAAGATTACTGACGATATAGGGGCGCTGGCCTGTTCCATTGTGCCAGCGCATCCCTGGGTTTACGGGCTGGGACAGAACACCGATTCAGGCGGCTATCTCAGTCCGGCAAATGCGCTGGGATATCTTGCTAAAAAGCTGTTATCCGGTGGCGGTAGCGGTGATGTCATCGTCATGATGGTTGCGGAGAATACCCACGACGCTTTTTTGCAGGGGCTGAATAAACTGTCCACCGTATTTCCGGCCCCAGTATTTACGCAGGTAAGCCGTATGGCCGCAGCAGCCGCAGAACTCAGCACGGTAAAAATGCAGTTGCCGGTTAAAGCCGATGTATTGCCAGCCAGTGCGCCGTTATCAGTCTCAACTAACCGGCTGGCGCTGAATGCCCAGCGTGTTGCCGCCGCGCAGTTGGCCGCCGCAGTCAGTATCACCACAACAGATCTAAAAAATCAGGTTACGGGATTTATTCAGGAACGGGCCGGTTTGCTGGCTTCACTCAGCCAGGGACTGGACGACCTGAAAGCCGCCAGCGCGAATATTTTTTCATTCAGTTACAGCGGAAGTTATGCCGTTGCTGCCGCTGAATTGCTGAAAGGCATCCCGCAAACAACGGCAGTACATACCGCCGCGATGATGTTTATCGGGGATTCGTTATCTGACTTAGAGAAGATGCTACATGAGCCAGACCGCATTACTCGCGCTTGATGGTGAAGGGATCGCCATGCAGAACATGCTGGTTTCACCTTCCATGCAGTTTCAGGAAAAGGACCAGTCGGGCCAGACATCGAGCACGGCCAATGCTGAACAGGGTATCAAGGCCAAAGAGCTGCGCGTATCGGGTCTGGTGACATTCGACGACGAAGCCGTCTTACAGCGGCTTTTCCAGCTTGCATCCGCGACCGAAGCCAGCGGCGCACTGAAAAAGTACCGCGTCGCCAATGCGACGGCGACGGCTATCAACCTTCGTGAAGCCACGTTTACCGGTCAGATTGATGCCGTACCGCAGGAGGATCGCCTTGCCTGGCAGGTAAGTTTCACCCTGCGTGAAAAAGGCAGCGTCCCGGAAAAACGACAGGCCCGAAAAGGCAACGCGACGACCAGCACCAAGCAAACAGGGGCAAAGGGCGTGGGTCCGGCTGCCGGAGCTGATGAGCCAGCCGACAAAATGAGCTGGTTTGAAGAAAAGGTCTTAAAGCCGGTCAACGATGCGCTGGGGTAATTAAACGATGAAACCAATTAAACGCCTGTACCTTTCCTCTGATCCGGTCCATCTGATTGACTGCAATATCGTGCTGGAGCTGAACGCGTGCGGTCGGGGGTTTATTACGGCAGGGACTGAGACAGATTACACCGGCAAAATGGTTCGGATCGATGTTGGCTATGATGGTCTGGTCCTGCGCTGGTTTACCGGGTACGTTGAACGGTCACAGCCTGCTGATAATGGAACATGCCGGTTATTCGTGCGTGAGCTGGTTGGCATCTTTGACAAATTGTGGCCGTGTTCTTTCCAGCATCCAACGCTGCGCCAGATTACTGACTGGATAAGTGAGCAAAGCGGGCTGACCGTCACAACGCCGGTCGGCGCTGCTTATGCAGATAAACCGATCCCCCACTTTACGCACAGCGGCACAGGCTATCAGCTTCTTGCCAGTCTGGGCCGTGCATTTTCAGTGACGGATTATCTTTGGTATCAGCTGCCGGACGGGGATGTCTTCGTCGGCGCTGCGGAGCATAGTCTTTTTGCGGGAAAACCAGTGGAGATCCCGCACGAATTTAGCCAGGAATCGGCAGGCGGAAATTCAATGGTTGTGCCAATGATTCAGAGCCTGCGCCCGGGTGCGGAGGTAAACGGCCAGCGGGTGAACCAGGTCCGGCTAAATAACGATGACATGGCAATCACCTGGCAGCCCCGCAACAAAGTCAACGGCCAGCCATTGCAAAAATCACCCATTCAGCGGCAGATTGAAAACGCATTCCCGGAGCTGGCAAGCGGCCTGCATCTTCCAAAATTCGCCAGGGTGGAAGCGCCAAGCGAGGATGTTTCAGGGGGGAATATTGCCGATCCATTCCGCCCGCGCTATGCCGTGGATCTCCAGCTGCTTGACGAAGACGGCAAGCCAGCCGCAAATACGCCGATCTATTCTGCCGTTCCACTACCTGTGCCAATGGCGGGCAGCGAGTCAGGAATGTTTCAGTTTCCGCCCCCTGGCACGCTGGTTGAAGTTGGATTCACTGAGGGGCGGCAGGATAAGCCCTTTGTGCGTCAGATTATGGCGGAGGGTCATAACCTGCCAGCGGTTAAACCCGGTGAGCAGTTGCAGCAACAGCGCGATGGTGTATCGCAGCGCGTGACGGTTGCCGGAGACTGGGAACGCCAGACGGACCAGACAATCCGCGAGAACTCCATGACTCGCGAAGTCACCACCGACGAAGAGATCCGCAAAGTGGTTGTCCGTGAAACTACGGTCCAGGCAACGGATAAAACAACCGTTCTTGGCACGGCCACACTTCTGGCCGGGGCGGTCGTTCATATCAGCGAGGGGGATTACAGCGTCGGCACATCCGGCAACCTGACAGTAACCTGCAGCAAGGACAATTCCGTCAGTGTTGGCCGGAACGTGAAACGGGATGTCGCGGGCAATGTTACAGACGACGTGAAAGGGAATGTTACGTCAAACGTCAGCGGTGCACTGACTGAAAAAATCAGCGGCATCCGCCGAAGTGTGGCCCAGGCGCAACAGCTGATTGCCCCGGTGGTAAAACTGGGAAGCGAAGAGATTAACGTCCTGACACTACTCACCGACACCCTGGACGTGGTGAGGGAGCTGGCAGAGACTGCCGCGTCACATACTCACCCCAATACAGGGGCCAGCGGGCAGGCTGCGCAGTTCAACGCAACGGCCACTAAAACCGGCACATTGAAAAGCAAATACGGTCCCCTGATAGCCTGACAAAAAGCGGCATAACCGCACACCTCACCAGACACCACAGAACGCGCCACAGCAGGCGCAAACATTAAAGGTCGCCACCGTGCGGCCTTTCTTTCGTTCGTTCAACAGCGCCCCACAGCGTAAGCGACAGCAGGCAGACGAAAGCGGATCCAGGACGGAAACGGCGCTACACCGCACCCGCCTGCGCAGTTTGGATCATAAAAATTTTGCAAAAGAAATTTTGTGCAAAGCCCCCCGCCAGCCTGCGCCGCTGCTGGGCTTTTGCATCCTGCGGGCGTTTGCACGCTGCGCAAAGATTTGCCGTGCTTTGCAAAAGTCACCGCGTCGCCAGTAGCTAACCGACTGGATAACATGATGTTTTTAAAAGGATCGTTTTGGTTTTCGTGACGATCAAAATGATTCGGTGATATCCGGTAGTTTTCGGACGCGGATATCGTGAAGCCTTGCGCGGCGCGGGCTGGCGGCAGGTTTGCTTTGATTTGGGTTTTGCAAAATGATGCACGAACATTTGATAAAAGGATCTACAGCGAAGGGGGAGGGGAAAGTATTAAAAAACCCCGTTTTGTGGACGGGGTTTGTTTGATGTGGTCAATGTGTGGACATTGTAAGAAATAAATCCATTTATTTCAGTAGATTACAGGCAAAAAATAAGCCTGCGTAAGGGAGATTACGCAGGCTAAGGAGGTGGTTCCTGGTACAGCTAGCATTTATGGGTTATGTTTTTCAGCGGATGGGATAATACCCTTAATGAACGAAGCGGTATGTGATCGATTTCTAAGAATCTTCCGAACGCTGAAAAATAACCGTAATTAACTACTTAGCATGTGGGTTGCGCGTGGACTCACCGGCAAAATTACGCATCAACAATGCATAATTCAGATCGATATCCTCCGGTACAGGCATCCACACGGTGTAACCATCGCCCGGCGCAACCGGCATCGCTTCGCCTTTCGCGTTTTCCATCTGTTCGAGGGTAAAGTTGATATTGCCCTGTGGGGTCATCAGCTCCAGGCTGTCGCCGACGGTGAATTTATTTTTCACCAGCACAGCCGCCAGTTCACCTTTACGTTCGCCTGTGAATTCGCCGACAAACTGCTGACGCTCGGATACAGAGAAGCCGTATTCGTAGTTCTGATAGTCGTCATGCGTATGGCGGCGCAGGAACCCCTCGGTGTAACCGCGATGCGCCAGACCTTCCAGCGTTTCCAGCAGTTGCGGGTCGAACGGTTTCCCGGCAGCGGCATCATCAATGGCCTTGCGATAAACCTGCGCGGTACGTGCACAGTAATAGTATGATTTAGTACGGCCTTCAATTTTCAGCGAATGCACGCCCATCTGAGTCAGGCGCTCAACGTGGGCAATGGCACGCAAATCCTTCGAGTTCATGATGTAAGTGCCGTGTTCGTCTTCAAACGCGGTCATGTACTCACCCGGACGCTGGGCTTCTTCGATCATAAAGACTTTGTCAGTCGGCGCGCCAATACCCAGCGTCGGCTCAACATTTTGTACCGGGATAGGCTCGTACTTATGCACGATATTGCCCACCACGTCTTCTTTGCCTTCCTGCACGTTGTATTCCCAGCGGCAGGCATTGGTACAGGTACCCTGATTTGGGTCACGCTTGTTGATGTAGCCAGAGAGCAGGCAGCGGCCGGAGTAAGCCATGCACAGCGCGCCGTGAACAAAGATCTCAATTTCCATATCCGGCACCTGGGTGCGGATCTCTTCAATTTCTTCCAACGACAGTTCGCGGGACAGGATCACACGGGTCAATCCCATCTGCTTCCAGAATTTCACCGTCGCCCAGTTTACGGCGTTAGCCTGTACTGAAAGGTGAATGTCCATGTCAGGGAAGTTTTCGCGCACCAGCATAATCAGACCAGGGTCGGACATGATCAGTGCATCCGGTCCCATTTCCACCACCGGTTTCAGGTCACGAATGAAGGTCTTCAGCTTGGCGTTATGCGGGGCAATATTAACCACCACATAGAATTTTTTACCCAGTTCATGGGCTTCATTAATGCCTAGCTGCAGGTTTTCGTGATTGAATTCGTTGTTGCGTACGCGCAGTGAGTAACGCGGTTGGCCCGCATATACAGCGTCTGCGCCATAGGCGAAAGCGTAACGCATGTTTTTCAGCGTTCCCGCCGGGGAAAGGAGTTCCGGTTTAAACAT